CTTTCCCGTAGGAACATGGCGGTCGAACTTCGCAAGAAGCTTAGCCCGACTGGGCCCCCGCAAGGGGGCCCGGACGCCCAGTCCGATCCCGAGCCCAGGCTTGAGGAGATCTCCTGGCAATGCCAAGAAGTCTCCCCCAGCCTGAGCATCCGCTATCTCAACGATCATTTGATCAGAGAGACCCGTCAACCCCCCCCTGCCCCCAGTCATCCTTCGCCCCTGTTTGTGCACCATCTTTCGCAACCGCTTGGCAAAGGTGGGGAGCTTTTCGCAGAAACTGCGACCGGCTCCCTGCCAACCAGCGATTGCAATCGACGGTGCCCAACAGGACGCGAGGGCTGTGACCAGGTCGTCTTCCCGTCCGATGCCAAGCGCCTCTACTTCCCCTTTCGGGTTGGTAGAGGTGAGCTTGAGAGATTGTGCCTCACGACGTGTCATCTTCGGAAGGTGGACAAGCTGTCCTCCCAACGTCGAGTACTCATCGCGGGCCATCTCTATGCAGTCGGACTGAAGATCACCTGCCACGCCGACTACTCTCCAAGCACTCCTTACAGATCGGAATGTTTCTTTCGTTCTAAAGTCATCCTTAAAGGACTCGACCGTAAAACTGAGAACCATTCTCTTCCACAAGGGTGGAGAAGAAGAGTAGCCGGTACCTCTGGGTGCAGGGAACCCACCCCCCCCAAGTTCCCGCGGAAGGAAGGGAGCCAAACCGTAGCCCCTCAGCCTCTTTATCTCTGGGCGGAGAACCAGACCGATCCTCCCCACCTTGTGGCGGAGGGACGGACTAGCCCACCTAGGGATAGAAGAGCTGAGAGCCGGACCGCAGGTGGCCCACGAAGGCATTTCTGCCTTCGTGAGCCGTCCCGTTGTCCGTTCTACCGCGAAGTGACCTGGATGGACGACTGCCTTAACAGGCATGACATCCAGAAGGCGACCTTCACGGAGAACGTTCAAGGGGATCCCTGCGGCTCCTGCTGCGGTCCAGACCTCAAGGGACTGCACCTGTCTCAGCGTCATGAACTGTTCTGTAAAGAGCAGCAGACGCCTAGAGATCAGATGCTTCCCTCGAGAAAAGGAGCTCCCAACCGACCGAATCCGTTTACCGTAGCCAGCGTTAGCGAGCAAGGGCACAATAGCGGCGAGATCATCCCCACAGATTGCCACGATACACCAGCCTCCCTTACGGGAGGCCAGGTTATCGGGCAGTCCACGAGGAACGACCTCAGCTGTTGCGCTCTCGATCGACCAGAGGTTTATCAGATTGAGGACAAACCAGCTCAAAGGAAGGCCCATCAGGGCCCCCCTCTCAGCTTGGATTATCCTTTCTCCGGTAAACACTCCGCTGG